AAAGATGTTAAAAACAATGGCAGGGCCAGATGGGTGTTTTGGTCCGGGTGCTATTCTCGAAGTTTCCCGCGAAGAAGGGATCGCGCTGATTGAAAGCGAAAGCGCTCTAATTTTAGAGGATGAAATATTCGAGGCAGCAGATAGCGCAGAAGAAATAGAGACCACAGAAGCACCACAAGCCCGCAGGAGAGGCAGACCAGCAAAGGGGGATAGGTGATACGGGCAAGTATTGTAACACCACCAGCGACCTTGCCAGTGTATCTAGAGCAAGCAAAAACGCATCTAGCTATTCCGTTGAGCGAGACGGAACACGATGAATTAATTTTAGCTTTGATCGGTGCTGCTACCGAAGTTTGTGAGCAAATCACAAATCGAAAGTTTATCACGCAGACGTTAGACCTATTTTTAACGGATTTTCCTGCATCGAATGTCATTGAGTTGCCATATGGTACCTTGCAGAGCATAACCAGCGTTAAATATATTGATGAGGCATTAGGGGAGCAGACATTTACGAGCGCAGGATATCAAGTCGATGGCGCGGGAATTGTTGGCTTAATCATGCTCAAAGAAGATTATGATTGGCCAGAAGTTGGAGACGAGCTTTTACGAGCCGTTACCATTCGGTTTACTTGCGGATATGGGGCAGCTGAAGCGGTTCCAAAAGCGATAAAACAAGCAATCCTTTTATACGTCGGGACTCTTTACAATAACCGCGAATCCGTTGCCGCAGGATCAATGTCAGAAGTGCCAGATACAGTTAATCTTTTATTGGCAAGTTATCGAATTTATGGGTTTCAATGAGATTCGCTGCGGGTAAACACGATCGACCAATTAAAATCGAGCGCATGATTCTTGAGCAGGACGATTTTGGGCAAGAAATCCCAAAATGGGTATTAGTTCATCAAGCCTATGCCCAAGTTCTCCCAAACACAGGAACGGAGCGATTCACCAGCGACGGCAAACACAGTCAGGAAATTGCACGAGTAAATATCCGGTATAAGGATGGTTTAGACCCGACTATGAGAGTTCAGTTTAATTGTAAGATTTATCGGATTTTAGCAGTGACCGAAATCGGTAGGCGCGAGGCGACAGAATTGTTTCTTGAAAGGTGGGCATAATGGCCGAATCATTCGCCGATCTTGAGGGGTGGAAAGAGCTACAGGCATATCTGAAAGAATTACCCCTTAATATCGAAAGCCGCTTTCTAAAAAAAGCGTTAATGCAAGCAGCGGTAATCGTTGAGACAGCCGCGAAAACAACGACGGAATTTAAGGATAAAACGGGGCGACTCCGAAAAAGTATTGAATTAGAAAAAAAGCGAAATAAAAAAGGCGTGATTAGAATGGGCGTTAAAGCCGCAGCGCCACATGCGCATTTAGTTGAGAGAGGGTTTACAGTAAAAACTAAAAAGGGATCGAGGCATATTCCGGGGCGGTATTTTATGACTAAAGCTCTTATGAACAATCGAGATCGAGTTCTTGAGGAAATAAAGACCGTTTTAGGGGCTGAAATTAAAAAGTTTGAAAAGAAAAAAGCTGCTAAGCTACGAAAAGCAGCAAGAAGCGCGGCGAAGTAATACAAGACAGCAAACGTAAATACCCCTATCATAATCTTAGAATCTCAAATAGGACTAGCGCTATGGCAATACAGCTGAGTACGGCAGTAAGAAACGCACGACTAGATTCGATAGAATCAACGATTGGGGCATCGGCAAAAATACGGGTGCGAAGTGGTGCCGTTCCCGCGAATTGTGCAGCAGCCGATGCTGGGATTGTACTTGCTACGCTAGACCTTCCTGCTGATTACTTTGCAGCTGCATCAGGTGGGTCGAAAGTGCTTCAAGGGACATGGCAGGATCTTGCAATCGATGCAACAGGTACAGCCGCGCATTTTAGACTTTATGACAGCGCCGGAACGACCTGTCATTTACAGGGGACTGTTACCGCAACGGGTGGCGGCGGGGATATGGAAGTTAGCGATGTTAATTTTATTTTCGGCCAGATTTTTAACATTACCGCGTTCACCCTAACCGACGGGAATGCATAAGGAGCAGCGATGGCGGACGTTGTTGGCAACACCAGCAAAATACTTGCTCCTTTAATCGCATTAGTTGCAACAACGAAAGTGCAAGGCACAATCGAGGGGGCATTGCGTAAAAAGATGGTGGCGGCAGGGTTTATAAATTCGCTGGTAGGTGAGCGAGTCTATCCCTTAAGAACGCCAGATAACGTGCAATTCCCTTGCATTGTGTACACGCGAATAACCTCAGATCGCCAGCATACGTTAGAGGCAGCTGGGAATCTGACATATTCACGGTTTGTTATCGATTCGTATGCATTACAGAATAGTAAGAATGGAGGCTATGCGGAATCGGTTGCTATTGCTAGAGCCGTACAGCAAACCCTAGACGGGTTTAGAGGGCCAGCCGATGGGGTAGATATCCAAGGTATTTTACAGATGGGTGAGACCCATATTTATGAGGACGAAATCGAGGTTTATAGAATTTCACAAAATTGGATGGTCATTCACAGAGAATAGTTTTTTGATAGACAGCAAGCGGGGAATCTATCAGAATTGTGATAGAAGGACGCCCAAAAAACGGGTATTGAATTAAACGGAGAATGAAAACATGCCAGCATCAGTAGCCACATCAGGGTTTGGGTGTCTCTTTAAGGTAGGCGATAGCGGAGTCGGAGCCGGATCGCGTGCTTTTGTTGAATGGGGAACAACAAACCAAAAAATACGCATTCGATGGAACGCAGCAGGGACCGCTGGAAACGGAAAGAATATTACCGTAGCAGTGTCGGGTTCTGTTTTTGCAACGACCGAAATATCAGCATCAGCAGTGAGCATCACAGCGCCAACTACCGCCACGGTTGCGCAGGTTGTGGCCTACCTTTATTTGAATGAGACTTTTCAGCTTTATTGGGACGCCGACTATGGCGCCACCCCGGGCGATGGATCGGGTGTTATTACAGCGCGAACGGTAACTGCTACAGCCGGAGGCACAGCAGGAACGGAAGTTTTCACTACGGTAGCAGAAGTCAAATCTATCTCTGGTCCGAACATGCAGACGCAGATGATCGATGTTACCCACATGCAAAGCGACAATAACACGAGAGAGTTTTTACCATCTCTCATTGACCCCGGAGAAATATCATTTTCGGTTAACTGGTTACCCGGGAACGCCACGCATGTATCATTGAAGAATGACCAGAAGAATCGCACCAAGCGAAATTATCAGCTGGTATTTACCGATACCGCAGCGACCACCTACGCATTTTCTGGGTACGTGACCAGCATCGGGATCACATCCGCAATCGAGGATGTATTGCAAGGAGACATCACCATTAAACTAGTTTCATGGCCTGAATAAACAATATGAAGCACGCTGAAAAAGTATCGCCGGAGTTTGAGCTACAAATCGGGGGCGCATCCGTTCCCGTAGCGTGCACCTACCGAACGATTTTCGAGTATGAGAAAGCGACAGGAAAGCCGCTTGCATCGTTATTTACGAATGGGCTCGAGATCGTTTCGGTTGCCGTCATAGTTGAGTTTCTGCACGCAGCCATAAAGCACCTTGATAAAAAGTACTCGAAAGATTGGATTCTTGATAACCTTACGCCTAGCATTATCAAGGCGTTTGGAAACGAGATATTCCCTAACCTTATAAAGAGATCATATCTCGGAGAAGAAGAGGGGGAGGAAGAAAAAAACGACGAAGCGGAGAAGTAAGGGAGAACGAGCCGAGCTGGTTAGATGCATGGGCTGTTGCCGTTTATGACTTTGGGCTAACGGAAGAGCAGTTTTTTGCCCTAACGCCCGCGAAGTTTCGAGCATTGGGCAAAAGGCACGAGCTAAGAAACCAGCTTGAGGACTATAGAGCGGGAGTTCTTGCTTCATTGCTTTACAACATTCACCGCGGCAAAGGAACGGCAAAAGGGCCAGAAGCGTTTTTTAGATCGTTACGAGAGGAGGATATCAAAGACGATCCGTTAGCACGTCCGGGAGATATGACCGGAAAACAAATGCTGCATCACATGATGAACGTTCAGCTGAACAAACCTCGAGGATTATAAAAAATGGCTGAACCAGTTGCATCATTATCAGTTGAAATGAAGGCTCTTACGACAAAGTTTGAGCAAGGTTTTAAAACAGCCGTTGCAGTTGTTCAGCAAGCAGAAAAGAATATAATTAAATCGATGGGGGCAATCTCCATCGCTGCAAAGATTCAGCTCGGAAAGGATATTTTTAATGCGACTACAGCAGTAGCGCGAGGGATTGCAGAATTAGCCTCACGCGGGGACGAGCTGGACGATTTAACCAGCACGTTTAACGCTCTCGGTGGTTCAGCCGCTCAAATTGACGTAGCAAAATCGGCCTTACTCGATACTGTTTCCACGATCGATCTTCTCAAAGTTGCCAACGAGGGAATGATCCGCCAGATTCCCGGGTTCGCGGAGAATTTTGGTTTGATTGCCGACTACGCTGGGAGGTTCGCGGAAGCTACCGGAGGGGATGCGGTAGACAGTCTAAGCAAGTTATCGGCAGCATTAACGACGGCAAAAGAAAAGAAACTCGCCGATCTTGGTATTGTCATCAACCAAGAAGATGCATATAAAAAATACGCAGCACAGCTAGGGGTTTCAGCCGAATCCCTTGATAACGTCCAAAAGAAAACAGCGCGGCAAGTAGAGGCTATAAATGCACTCAAGAATGCAAACGAGAAACTCGCACCAGTAGGCGACTCAGTAAATGCGGCGTTCGCAGCGTTGACCACTAATCTTAATGATGGCATCAACGAGGCGTCAAAATACATTGCAAGCAATGAAGAGTTAACTGCGGCATTTCGTGGGTTATCGGATGCGATTAAAGGGATTGATTGGGAAGGAGCGGGGAAGGCAGCTTCTCAGGTTTTTACCGTTTTTGCAGATGCAGCGGGCACTGTATTGCCCTATTTAGTCCAACAGCTCAAAGAAGTTGCGGGTGGATTTAATATAATTTTTGGCCAAACGTTAACGGCAGAACGGGATCGAAATGCTATTGGATTGGCTGAAAAACAAAAACAGCTTGAAAAATTACAGGAAAATATCAAGACTCTTGAAAGTGGTGGGTGGAGGGCGGCATTCGCTGGTATAGGTGGGCAAATTGCTTTGCCGGGGATGAAAGAACAGGAAGTAGAATTACAAAAAGCGATTAAAATCGCTATGAGTAATTACAATAAGCTAAATGCACAGATTAGGGAAAATGAAAAACAAGCCGAAGCAAATCGCGAATCATTAGAAAAGTTAAAGAACCCTATACAAATAATAGGCGAATCGGCGGGTACCGCATCAACGAAAATATCATCAAACGCGAAATCTTTATCAGCAGCAGCAAAAGAAGCGGAAAAAGCTGCAAAGAATATCGCAGACCTTAAAGCAAAATGGGGTGAGTTCATTTCAGGGAATAAAGAGGATACTCTTAAGAGTCAGATTGAAGAGGCGATCGATACATTAAACCGCCCAAAATTAGACGGCCTCAAAGCAGAATTAGAAACGATTCTGCGAACCGATTTTATGAACGACTGGAAGGATGCAATCGAATCCGGTGCGGTTGGGTTCGATGAGGTTCAGCGCGCAGCCGATGATTTTGTAAAACAAACGTCCGATGATATCGAGAAGCAGTTTGAAGAAGCTGGATCGAAAGCAGCTAGGGCTTTAACGGAAGAGTTATCGAGTTCGTTCGATGTATTGGCAAATGGGATTGCGACCCTTGGCGATAATCTTGGTATCGAGCTGAACGATTTTGCCCAAACGATTAAAGGTTTATCTGAAGAGACAAAAGCCGACATAATGAAATCTCTTGGGTTGACCGGAAGCGCTCAAGATTTATCAAATTATATTAGTGCAGCGACGACAACATTAGGCGCGCTCACATCAGCTAACCGAACGAATAAATCAACAAAAAGCGAAAGAGGAACGGGACAAGCTATTGGTGCAGTTGGTGGCGCAGTTGCTGGAATGAAATTAGGCGCAACAATCGGGACCGTTGGGGGGCCGTTGGGAATGGCGATCGGTGCTGCATTAGGAGCCGCGCTCGGTGCCGTAGCAGGTGGCATGTTCAAATGGGGGCCACAGAATCCAGAGACATTAGCTCGAAAAAGTTTTGGCAAATTTGTTCAAGAAGGGTTTGAAAAGCTTGGAGCAGTATCATTCAAGGATGCTCAAAATCGAATGCAGACAATATCAGGTAAGCAGTTCGATTTATTCATGGGCGCCACGACGCGGTTTAATAAGCCGGGTTGGGCCGATGAAATGAACAAATGGGGAGAAGAATCAAAGGCTACATTTTTGGGTTTGGGTGAATCGATAAAGCAGCTTTTAGGCATCACCGAAGATGTAGGTGGGCAAATGGCTTTTATTCTTGGAGAGCAGCTTTCCGGGAATGTCGATAACGCTCGGTTGCTGGTTGCGCAGTTGGGCTTAAGTTTCAACGACCTTGAGGAGGCGATGTTCCAAGCCGCGCTCCAAGGTAAAATCACATTTTCTGAGTTCGAAATCGGAATCACGAATGCAGCAAACGCATTTAAGCCCGGGTTAGAAGCCGTTAACGACCTACGGGGCGCAATGGATCAGCTTGTTGGCAGCGGTGGCCGAGGGGTAGCCGCTCTCATGGCGGTGAGAAATGCAGCCGTTGAAGCGATGGAGGGAGGAGCGCGCACGCTTGAGCAATTAGGCGCTCAGATGTTGGCGCAAGGGGTGGACCCGTCCCTCGTTGAGAATTTTATGTTAGCGTTAAAAGAGCGCGGGATTAAGACGCTTGAGGAATTGGCTAATGCATCCGATAGGGTAGCTGCGGGCATAGTTGCAGAGCTAACTTCGAACGATGAAGCGCTCAGAAATCAGTGGGCGCAGATGACACAAGACCTAAAAGGACTTGCAGAAACAATAGAAAGCATCCCACGAGAGAAAGATATAAAAATTAATGTTAGGACCGAGTTCGATAAAAACACGCAGCAGTTTATATCCGCCGGCGGTATGAGTGTACAAACGGGTCAGAAAGCCGCTGCATTCGCCGATGGTGGGGTCATAAATGGGCCTATGGCCTTTGGGTATGGGGCTGGAAAGCTAGGCGTAGCGGGCGAGGCAGGGGCCGAGGCGATCATGCCGTTAACGCGGATTGGCGGGAAACTCGGGGTGCTAGCAGTTGGAGGGCAGTAGTCAGCGGGGAACGTTTACCACATCGACGCTAGAGGGGCTGATATAGGCGTTGAAAGACGTATCAGAGCCGCTTTAATGGAGGTTGAGGATAGAGCGGTCCGGCGCTCAGTTACGGCTATGGGCGACCACACGCGGCGCGGAGGGCGGTTTTAGATGGCTATCTCCTACCCGATTACCTTGCCAACGACCAAAGCTCCGCGACGGGTACGGCTCACCGCAATAAATACGGTGGGATTCGCGCGCTCACCATTTACGCACATGACGCAGGTTCAGGAATACGCGGGGCAAAGTTGGAGTGCAGAAGTTGTGTACCCCGAAATGACCCGTTCGGAGGCAGAGGATTTTAACGCTTTTCTGCTCGCTTTAATGGGTCAAAAAGGTACGTTTTACCTTGGCGATCCATTAGGCAAACAACCACGTGGGCAAGCAAGCGGGGTGCCGTTAATCAACGGAGCAAATCAAACGGGAAACACAATCGTTACAGACGGGTGGACGGCAAGTATCACGGGGATCTTGTTGAGAGGCGATTACATTCAAATCGGCAATCGCCTGCATAAGATTTTAACCGATACAAATAGCGACGCGGGCGGAAATGCTACTCTTGAAATATGGCCAAGAGTTGCAATATCGCCAGATGACAACCAGTTTATTGTCACCACGAATACAGTAGGGATTTTTCGTCTCAGTGAAAACATTACGCCGATCTATGAAGCTAGTGAAGAACGAGTTTATTCAATCGGGTTTGATTGTATTGAGGCTAGATAATGGCGGGGATAATAATGAGTCTTATAGACCGAGTTCGACAAGAAGATGTTAGAGACCTACCGGATTGGGCGGTTGCCGACATTCTAAATCGTCCTGACCCCTCTTTGCCGCAAATTACTGAATATCAAGAACGGCTATT